CTATGGAGAAGATTAAGAGTACATCTTTGAAGAGTATGAAAAGATTACTCAACCTAAACTCGATGATATCCTTGCAGAGGATGATGTAGAGATTGTAGGTGATCTCCAATTTGAGAATGATGTCTCAGATGAAGGGGATACTGAATTAGTCTATATAGATGTACGTCTACGTAGAAAAATAAATAAATCTAAAGTTAAGCTAGAGCTTATCCCACCAGAGTCTTTCCGTATTTCTAGGGAAGCTTCTAACATTGAGACTGCAGAGTTTGTTGGATTACAAGCAACATACACTCGCTCAGAGATTCGTAAGATGTGGCCTGAGATGTCAGAGTCATTGTCTGAAGATGATTGGAATGCTTTGGGATCTGAAAGCTGGAATGGGACAAGTCGTTACTCAGAAGACATTGCTGCAAGGAAACTTGTCACTGGTCAAGAGTATTGGCAGGGGTCTGCAAGTATTGATCTGACACCCCTAGAAGCAAATAGGGAAGTGACAGTTACAGAGTGTTGGATTCGGGTAGATCGTGATGGTGATGGTATTGCTGAACTAAAACGGTTTATTATCGCAGGTACACATATCCTTCTTGAAGAAGATGTTGATATGGTTCCTCTAGCATCTTTGTCTCCAATTAACATCCCATTTGAATTCTATGGTTTGTCTATTGCTGACTTTACCCGTTCATCTACCTTAGCATCAACTGCTATCCTACGTGGGTTTGTTGAGAATACATACTTAACTAACTACTCACCTAAGTTAGCTGATCCTAACGTTGTTGACTTTAGCGCATTACAGAATATGAAGCCTAAGCAGATCATTCCTACGAATGGTAATCCTGCTGCTGCAGTATCTGCAATGGTTCCAGAAGCAATGAGTACTGGTACTGTACCTCTCTTAGAACATCTACAGATGATTAAAGAACAGGCAACAGGTATGTCTAAAGCTGCTCAGGGTTTGAATGATACTCTATATGTATCTGGTAACTCAGAGCAAAAGCTAGCAGCAGTACAGTCAGCTTCACAAAAACGTATTCAACAGATTGCTAGACGGTTTGCTGAAACAGGGTTTAAACGTTTGTGTCTTGGTGTCTACCATACCATGCGTACTTGTATGAATGAAAAGGTCACTTGTAAGATTGCCCATTCATTCTCTAGTATTAACCCATCAGAACTACCACGTAATCTAGAGTGTGAGATCTTTGTTGATATTGGTGAAAACTCAAATCTTAACAAGATTCAAAAACTCAAATCATTAGGTCAGGAAATCCTACCAGCTTTGAAAGCTCAAGGTGTTGGTATGATTGTCCGTCCTGAAGCCCCAGCATCCTTAGCAACACAATTAGTTGAAGCGATGGGATTAGACTCCAATGATTTCTTTGTAGACTATACAGAGGATGACTTTAAGCAACGAGCTGCTGAAGAGATTCAAAAACAGAATCAACAAGCGCAACAAGCTAAAGAGATGGAGTTGGCTAAGGCTCAAGCAGATATTGGATTACAGCAAGCTAATGTGTCTTATACACAAGCACAAGCACGTAACACAATGGATGATAATGCTCGACAGATGGCAGTAGCTATTGATAAGCATTTCCAAGAGTGGGCAGATCTAAATATTAAATCTGTCAAAGAAGGTGCAACTTTAGAGGAGCACCCACAGTTTGATGCTATCTTAGAGATGGTTAAGAACATTATGAGTACACAAGGACAATAATGGATAAGTATAGAAAGGCAGGTGAGAAGAACCTGAGTAATAAAATGCATCCTGATATGTTGGCAAAGGAAGCTTTAGTTAATGCTTCTTTTGCTAGTCAGGAACGTCAAGATTTCTTTGATGATGCATATGGTGAACTACTAGTAACATACTTTATGCACTGGTTAAAGACTGACCCACATGAGACTAAGACTCGTGAGTTTATTTATAACTCAGCTCTAGCTCTTGGGGATGTTCGTAAGAAACTAGTCGAGTATGAAACCCTAGGAAAGAATGTTCAATTTATGGAGGACAACAATGCGTAATATTGATTACACACAAGTATTAGAAAATATCGAGAGCATGATTAATGTATTAGAGTATGACTCTATGCGTAGCCCAGGAAAAGCTAAAATCAACGCAGATACCTTAGCTAACCTATATAATCTTATGGATCGATATCAATCCAAAACAGTAGTAGCTCCTACTGTGAAGAAGCAAGAAGCAGTAGTAGAAGCTCCTGTGAAAAAGACTGCAGCTAAACCTGCAGCATCTAAATAATTAATTGAGGAATTAGTTTATGAATACTGAAGCAAACGAATCTCTACCCACGGATGACATTCCCGCTGAAGTTAATAATGGTCCAACTGAACAAGAACTCTTGGATGCCGTTCTAGAACAATCACAGTTCATTGAAGAATCGCTACCCGATGAAGAGATTCCTGAAGTTGACCCGTCTGAATCAGATGAAGAAGACCCAGAAGAATCTGATGAAGTCGTTAATGGAGAAGGTGAAGAATCTGAATATGAAGATGATGAAACAGAAGATGAGGATGCTACGGCTACCCAAGAAGCTACTGTTTATGATTTGGAAGATTTAGATCTAGATGCACAGGTTATCGTCAAGATTGATGGCGAGGAAGTCCCTGTATCTTTTAGTGATCTTATTAAAGGTTACTCTACTGAACAATCTCTTTCTAACAAGGGTCGTGAACTCGGTGAAGCACGTAAGGAACTTGAGGCAGAGCGTGAAGCTCAACTTGCAGAAATCAATAAGATTGGTCAAGCAAGTGCAGCAGTTCTACTTTCTGAGGAACAACAATTCGCTAAACAGTATCATGATTTAGAGGCTAAGATTCAAGAAGCCCGTGATAATAATGATACATATGAATTGTCTGAACTCAAAGACAAACGTGAACTAGCACAACAAAGCTACTGGAATGCTCGTAAGAAGCGTGAAGGTATTATCGCACAAATGGAAGATCAACAATCCGCTATCTATGAAAAGCAATGGGTTGAAGCTCTTGATTATTTTAACACGTCTATTAATCAGTATGTCCCCGGATTTGATGAAAGTCTTGCAGGGGAGATCCGTCAATTTGCTCTAGAGGAAGGAATTCCTGAAGAGTTTATTGATACCGTAGTAGATCCTGTTATGGTAAAGTTTGTGAATGATTATAGGTTACTTAAACAAGGTGTATCAAAGGGTGAAGCTAAACGCAAATCCGCACCTGCTAAGAAGCTACCTGTAAAGAAAGCTAAGAGTGCTACTAAAAAGAAAGATGATCAAGAAGCTATGGTTAAGGCGAGAGCATTCCGTGAGGATGCAAAGCCAGAAGATCAAATGGCATTCTTGAAACAACTTGCTTCCCGATCTTTAGGTTAATACAAATATAATATTTCTTTTATCGGAGAATAATAAAAATGGCAATTGTTGCTGGTCGTGGTGTATCCACAGGTCGTGCTCAGGCAGACGTAACTTCAGGTCGTAATAACGCAGACGTATCTCAGCGTGAAGACTTGGCAAACTTCATTACTATGATTACTCGTGAAGAGACTCCTTTTATCTCTTCTATTGGCAAAGCTAAAGCTACAGCTATCTTCCATGAATGGCAGACAGATGAACTAGCTGCTCCCGGAAACTCTCGCCTTGCAGAAGGTACAGATTTCGATTCAGGCAGTGTTACTGTTGGTCCTCACCGTACTCGTCTGGGTAACTACACTCAGATCAACGGTAAGCAGCTCGCAGTATCAGGCACTCGTCGTGCTGTAGATCAGGCAGGTGTTGCTGACGAATATGCGTATCAGCTCAAGAAGCGTGGTACTGAACTTCGTCGTGATGTAGAGTTTGATGTTGTACATGGTTACAACGTTGCTTCTGGATCAGGCACTCGTACAATGGGTGGTTATCAAGCGTTTGTTAACTCAGCAGACACTGTTAACTACGTAGGTGAGTTTGAAGCTCCTTCAGCTGGTACTACTGGTGCTGGTGTTGATAACGCAGGTTCTGCAGTTCCTCGTTCATCTATCAATGGTACAACAACAGCTCCTGATCGTGCTGCTCTTGCACTGTCAGATATCGATGCTGTTATGCAGAAGATCTATGAAGAAGGTGGTAAGGCAACACGTATTATGTTGTCACCAAAACTTCGTCGTGACTTCTCTGACTTGATCCAAGCAGAGTCTAACGTTCGTCGTAACGTTGATGAGTCTGGTAAGCTTCGTCAATCTGTAGATGTATACATGTCAGACTTTGGTGATCTCATGGTAGTTCCTAACTACATCATGGGTCTGTCTAACAATGTAGCATTTACTGGTGATGACAATGTTGCTCACTCAGGTGCTGGTGTAACAGACGTAGCTGACTTTGCTGCATTGATCTATGATCCAATGTGGTTCAACATCGCTACTCTTCGTCCACTCACAGAAGTAGACGTAGGCCAGAAGGGTGACTCTACTGTCGGTATGATGGTTGAAGAGACAACTCTTGAAGTACGTAACCCTAAGGGTTGTGGTGCTATCTACGGTCTTGAGTAAGACTATCTAAAGGGAGGGGGAAATTGGTCCCCCTTTCTTTTTTATTTTAAATTATTTGGGAGTAATAATTTATGTTAGTAATTAAAAGTGATTCTACAGGTGTAATTTACCCTGCAGATAATTGTTCTTGGAAAGAAGCTGCTTCAGCATCTGGCCATGGCTATACAATTAATACAGCGAATTTTTATGGTACAGGAGCAGCAGTAGTTATTGCAAACCCTGTATTAGGTTTTATCGGCAAATCAGGTCGATTTGTTAAGATTTCAGATTAAGGATTAAAATGGCTAAGTGGAAC